TGGAATATCAAACTCACCAGCTAATCCCCTCAAATCTTCATATATGTTACCAAGAGCATGTCTGACTTCCTTTGCATTACTAGTATCTTTAAGAATATCAGCATAATCAACTACAACCATATCGAAATCTTTTCCCATCATTCGTAGTTTCTGTAAATGAGCTGATATCGTATTTACTGATGCGGTCTTTGTTGGAAAATATTTAACAATAAGTTCACCTTCTATATTTTCAATCTTTTGTTTTACTTCATCTTTGTGATATTTTAAATTCTGATTCGCTATCCCTGTAAATACACTATCGTATCTTAAACCAACATACGCTTCATTTAATTCTAATGTATAATGAACAATATTTGAACCCCGTTTCATTGAACCAGCCGCAAGTGCACAAAGAATCCAAGTTTTACCAATACCAGCTGGTGCTACAATAACACCCAACTCTCCACCCGCCAATCCACCCTGTATCAATTCATTCATAACATCCCAAGGTGTTTCAACTGTGCTACGAGCCATCTCTGAATATCTAACCTCTATATCATCAATATATTCATGTCCAATATTTCTTTCAGTTCCAGCTCTTAAAGCATTGTCAACTAATTGTTTGATGGTATCAAAATCACCTTTGTTTTCAAGTATCTCAACTGATTCGATAATAGCATTTTTTAATGTCTGATTCTTAAAGAAATTAAGTGCTTGGTCTTTGATAAATTCTAAATCCGGAGCTTCTGAATATCTAACTACTTCTTTAAGTGTTTCAATGATTGTTATTTTCAGAATATCGTTATGAACTTCACTTACCTTTACTTTAAATACATCTAATGTTATTGGTTGTTTATATTCGTTATAATATAATTTACATTCTTTAGCTATCCATTTCAAACTATCATTATCAAAATGACTCTCATCAAATATATCATAGATTTGTGCTATGAAATTAGTATCAGCCATTAAAGATGATAATATCTTAATCTGAAATGTGTATCCGAAAGTGCTTAAATTATCTGTCAAACCCTTTTAATCCCCCGAAATCTATCAATTCTTGTAAATTCTTGAATCCAACTATCAAAATCCTTTATCTGATTGCTTAATTTATCTTGTAAAAATAAAACCTGAAATCGATGTTTTATTAATTGTGGAACTTCTCTATTTATGGCTCCTTGTATTTTCAACTTTATATGTCTAGGAATATCTACTTTATTTAATTGCATCAATAGATAATTTCTCTTTAATAAGTTATTATTATTTTTTATATTTTCCAATAGTTTTACTTTTTTATCTGAACTATTTGCATAATCAATTAAATCCATAACATTAAAATCTTTGTCTTCTATAATTGGTTCTATGTATTTAATTATACTTTTCAATCCAGCTCCTTGAACTCCTGCAATATTATCTGACTTATCACCATCTAATATTCTATATGTTAAAATGTTTCTTGATGGTATCCCATATTCTTCTTCAACTTCTCTTTTATTGTATAGTTTCTTTTTGGTTGGTGACCAAACTTTAACTCTGTCATCTACAAGTTGTAAGAAATCCTTGTCAGTTGACATTAAAAATATATCACTCTCTACAAGTATCTGTTGAGAAATATAAGCCATCACATCATCTGCTTCAACATTATCAACTGATATAAGAGTAATAGGTAATTGTTCTAAATATTCAATTAACCTACCCATCTGTTGTATCATCGACTGTTCTTCATCTTGAGGAGCAGTTCCCCAATCAACATTTCTGTTTAATCTTTTCTTGACCTTACGAGTAGCTTTATATTCTGGATATAGTTTTCTTCGTCTTGTCGAACCACCCTTACCATCAAACACAACAATTATCCTTGAAGGTTTTAATATGTCTGATGTATATCGTAATGACCGAAGAAAACCCATCATCCCACCAATGTGCATTCCATCATCATTAATTGATGGATTAACTGAAAACGCTCGAATGAAGGTGTTGAGTCCATCAACTATCAACACCCTATCATTCAATCTTGTAACTGTTTTATGTTCTTCGTTTTTTGTTTGGTCAAGAAAGGATATAAACTTTTCGTTTAAATCTTTCTTTTCCATTTACGCTTCACCTGATTTTTTTAGAGTTCATCTACAACCTCATCAACTTCATTTACATCATCTATACCAAGTTCTTTTGAATCATATTTTAAAATACAAGCATCACATATCTTCTGATAACAAAACTCTTTCAAATCTGGATTCTCTAACAATAAGTTTTCAAAATCCTTTGATTGAAATTTGTATTCTTTGATAAGTTCACCTGTTTCTGTATTAGCATGATTGATTGTATACCAAGCACCTGCTTGTTTAAGTAACTTATGTTCTTTCATTACTGTAAGCCAAGAACCATAATCATCAATACCAGTATCAAAATACAATGGAAATTCAGCAGTTCTCATCGGTGGACCTAATCGGTTCTTGATGACTTGTGCTTTAATTTTAATTCCAATAGTATTCTTTTTACTACTATCTTTGATTTGTCCTGTATTCTTGAATCGAACACGAGTTGATGAATGAAATGGTAAAGCTTTACCACCACTCGTTGTCCAAGGGTCTCCAAACATCACACCAAGTTTTTGTCGTAATTGATTTGTAAAAACAAGAGCTATCTTTTGACGTGCAATCATTTGAGTAATCTTTCTCATAGCTTTTGATATGATAATAGCTTTAGCAGTTGCCCAACCATCTTTGTCAAACTCAGCATCCATCTCTACTTTTGTAGATGCAGCTGCTAAACTATCAACAAGAATTGTAACTAACTTATCTTTATCTGATTCTCTTATTTTTGTAACAATTGTTTCAATTGTTTCAAACACTTCTTCAGCTGTCTCCAAATGAACATATAACATATTCTTTGTGTCTATACCTATCGCTTCAAGAAATTCAGGTGATACTGCTGATTCTGTATCTATGTAAACAGCAATTCCACCTTTTCTCTGTGTTGAAGCTAATAAGTGAGAACCAATTAAAGATTTACCACTACCCTCTAAGCCATTTAACTCTGTGATTTTACCTACAGCAACACCACCATTCGGTTTATTGGCAATTGCCAAATCTAACATCGTTGAACCAGTTGAAATCCAATCCGTTACTTTAGTTGGATTAGAACCACCATCTTGTAAGAAATAAGCAACTTGTTGATGTTTGAAAGTTTTATTTAGTTCATCGGCTATGACACTAGCCAATTCATCTCTGTTATTTGACATAACTTTCTCCTATTATGAATGATGTGGTTGTATCCGGTGACACTTTAAGTTCTCCAGAGAAGGCCTTTCTCCCATCGTTTCAGATGTTTACAAACTGCGGGCGGTTTTATTCCCGTCTTCAACAACCACATATTTCGTTTATTTCTTAACTATTGAATAACTCGTCAAACGCATCTTCAACTTTATTAACTGTTGAAGTGGTAGTAGTGGTTGATGGTGTATCAGGTGTCTTCACCTCATCCACCTCTGGATTCAAATAACCAGAAAGTGCTTCTTTCAACTCATCATATGTCGGTTCAGTATACAATTCAGTTAAGTCAGGTTGATTTTCAAATATGCTTTCCAAAAGTTCAGCATCTTCTGTAATCGGTGTTTGGTTTGGTTTAACTCGAACAGTTGTTTTACCATACTGATTACCTGCTTCAGCTGGTGTCTGCCGTTCAATACCAATATCACGACCTGTGATTGGATCTGTGATATCACCATAATCAGGGTCAGCAATAACACTTAAAAGTTCTTGATATACAGTTTTGCCGAATCCCCAAAACTTTACACCTTCACTTTCACGACCACGAACTATGATTGGAACATAAGTTCTCATTTTCGGTTCAAGTCTCTTACCTTGAATCCATTCATCTTTGTTACCCGTTGATTTTAACTTTGCTGCGAACTCATCAACTGGATCTGGTCTTCCAAATGAAACTGGTGAGAGGTACGTTTTATTATCACCCAAATTATAATGAAAATATAATTCAATAAATGGATTATCTTTATTATGTTTGTAAGGTATAACACGAACAACTTGTTTTCCAGGTTCTGGTTTCCAAAAGTTGTCACTTGTTGTTGATTGTAACTTAGTTAGTTTTGCTTTGATTGCATTAATATCCATGATATTTCTCCTGTGTTTTATTGTTTATCGTTTATCGTTTATGGTTAAATCATATAACCATTTCTATCTATGTAATATATATCATTTTTGACATACAAAACAAGTCTTTTTTTAATTAATTTTCACACTCTTCCTCACATCCACAATCACATCCATGTCCACATTCTTTCTTCCATTTTCCAAGTGGACATTCTGCAATAGCGTAATGAACTTTAACATTCATAAAACATCCACATAAAGGACATCTACCATCCCTCTTTCCTGTATCTGGATTCGTTTCATCATAAAGAAGTTCAGGACATTGTTTACATATTTCCCATCTTCGTCCCGCTTCATCTTGAGAAGCTATCACCTGACCACCTTTAATCCAAGATTTTAAAGAACGCCAGTGGTCAACTGCAATGTTCCGTATCATTTGAGATGTTGATGGGAGTTCTCTCTCATTATTTAACATCTCTTCTGTTTTATCAATACATTTTAACTCTTTTTCTGTAGCCTCTCTATCTGTTGTAGGTTTTGGCTTAAATTTCATTTAACTCCCAAATGTTTTATCAACCTATTAAGTTTATCTTCAATAGCATCAACCTTCTTTTCTAAATCTTTTGATACCTGAGGTGGTTGAGGTCGTTGTTGCATCTGTTGTTGTTTAATTCGTTGAATAATTACATCAGATGGTTGTAAATTTGGTAGATGTGAGTTTTCATCTTTCCATTTATTATATTCTCTAGCCCAAACATCAAATTGTGCATCTGTAGCATTCTGCATAGGTGGTCTTGGTGGATCTGATTTTGGTCTTGGCCTTTTAAGTATATCTTCAACTGTTTGTAATTTCGGTACATGAGAATTTTCTTTCAACCACTTCTCATATTCAATTTTCCACTTATTCTCATCTTTTTCTGATGCTCCGTAAAATGGTGGTTTAGGTGGTGGTGATTTAGGTCTAGGTGGTATCGGAATATCTTCACCATTTATCCATTTCATAAGAATATCTTTTTCTTTAAAACCACAAACCTGATATCCTGTTTCTGGATCTATAAACCAAGGTGTTCCACATTGTTTATTATATTTTTTCTGTAATTCATTCTTCAAACCTTGATTGTCTGGTTCAGCTAAATCAAGTTTTAAAATATTATGACCTTCTTTAATAAATTCATCTACAATTGGATCTACTCGTTTACAAAATCCACATCCTACTGAATAAAAATAATATAATTCTTGTGTTTTTGTTTTTTTATCAGCCATAACCATTTTCTCCTATACTTGTTATTGTTTATGTTTTATATATATAAATATATACTAAATTCCTAAAACAACTAATCTATTTTTATTATTTTAAAAATTCTTGTGTTAATTTTATTTAATCCATCTGCATTCGTAACCATCAATGTGTTCTTAAAATTCTCCCAAGGTACAATGAATTTACTATCCACAACACCATTATTTAAATTTGATATAACTTCATTTAATGCGTTAATTGTGTAAAGTGTGTTTGAATGTTTCTTTCTATGTAATGATATTGTTCCCTTTACATCATTAAAATCTACTTTTGAATCTAAATCTACATTATATGTACATATTAACTCATTCACTTTATCTTCATTCTGTAATACATATATCTTTTTAAATGCTATTGTGTATGAATCTGTAAT